TTCCCAGAAACGATATCCATTGAGAAAACCTTGAACGTGATAACACGCATCGGCATACAGTCTGACACGATGCTCGTTTCGTTCAAATGTTTGTTGATAGCCGCAGAGTAGAGCGTAAGCCGATATTTCCCCTGCCGCAGTCTTTTGGAATCGTTGATCGGTTGTAGTTTCCATTTTGGAATTCCCCTCAGTGTGATCGGTTGAGGCAAACAAAAAACCCCTACACTCTTACAGAGCATAGGGGTTGGCGAGTTTTGGATTGTGTGAGGCGATTGGCTATTGATAGCCCAATGCTTCTAGAATTGAGTCTAGTTCACCGTCGTCGCAGCCCTCGTCGATCAATTCATCATGGCGAGCGTAAATGTCGCTCAGGCAATCGTCGTCCTCAGTGTTAATCGGATCAGTGTCGAATTCAGTGAATTCAGATAGTTTCATGGCGAGTTTATCCTTTGCGGTCGATTGATTGGAGTGTCAATTGATTGTTAGCGTTTCTCTTCAGGGATATCCCGTTCGACTCCTTGGCAGATTGCACCGTAGAGGAACATTATTCCTTTAATATCTTTGTTATCTAATTGGAGAGCGTCAACGTATTCAGGACGAGTCCCACCGAACGATTCTGGCGATGGCATTGGGGCTGCTTCAGGCGTCAAATTGCCGTATTTTCTCGCATTTGCCACTTCCAAGCAAGCTTCGGCGTATGCTTGTGCTTGTGCCCTCTGCATGACGAATTCACCATATTGTGAATTGAACGAAAGTCGTGCTGGTTTCGGACCGCGAGTAGCTTGGGGAGCATTGTTTGCAGTAGCCATGATTTGATTCTCCAACAATTGAAACATAGTGAGGAATTAAACTGAACCCTCGTCAGGAACCGCCTTACGGTTCGACGCCTAATAGGCGTTTCGGGCTTTTTAAGGATTGAGTAGCTTAAATGATGGATTCGTTGGATTGTATGATTGTTGGGCTTCCAAGTAACCTTTAATGTATTCGGATGGGAAGTTAGGAAACTCTCCCATTGTTTTGCTAGCGTCGATACTCCGTTGACCATCCGCCTTGCCGTCCGCCCATCCAAGATACCACGAATTACCAAGAAATGATTGAGTAGAGCGGGTTAGTGCTGACATTGTTCGTTTTCCTTTGCGTGAGTGTGTTATTCGTTGGCCGCGAGTGTAGTTTAGTCAATCGGCAAGTGAGAGTCAAACCCATTAGGAGAAGATTTGTCCGCCAATGTAAAGCGTAGCGTAGGGAAATGTGTAGCCTACTTGGTCGCCATTGTGTTTGAACCGAGTTTCACCACCAGTATCATGCTTCACTACGATCATGGTTTTGGTAATACGAATAACCTTGCCAGTGTATCTCACGCATAGGCTATTAAGGTAATGGTCTTTTATCGTTACACGATCCCCGATGGCCAGTACATCATTCCAGTTTAGCATGGATGGAATTGTCATCATTGCATTGCTTCCTATGTCAATCGTCTCAAACCTACTGCGGCGGTCGCCTCGCACAAGCTTGGCGAGCATTGTTTCCTCAGTCTATAGATTGCTCAGGGACGCTAATTGTTTCCCTAATTCTCAGAAGATTCTCAAAGTATACTGTACACTGTATACAGTATACTGAATTGCAATTTTCGTGCCAATCCATTTTGGCATACGCTTTGCAGTAGATTGATAGTGCAAGTATCGTGCCAAACCCTCTTATTGATACTGAGTCTCAATATCAATAGACCCCCATAGGTATTAGTTCATACCCCCCTAAGGTAGGGAAGTGGGGGTATTATACCCATCCGCCGGCAAATCTAAAAATCTGGAAAAGGTATAATTATGAAATCATTAACTCCAACTACACCCAATCCTCATTTTCAGTCCCAATTCGGACAAATTAAACCATTATCTCCAGAATCAGCCTCATCTATCAGTCAAGCAATAGATAAGTTCATCAAAGAAAACCCAAAACAAATCCCACAATATAAAAAACCAAGACCAAATAACGCTAAAGTTATTCCAGCAGACACCCCAGGGGGTATTTATTTCTTCAGAAACCATAACATCCCTACTACCTCCCCTAAATCTCCAGCCAAAAAACCCAAAAAATCCACATTATCAGTAAGGAAACGCAAAAATGCTGGAACCAATCGCTCATAATGCTTTACCCCCAGCAACTCCTTTTTTATTTCCAGTAATAGGAGTATTAGTAGACTTAGCAGTAAAGTATTTATATCCAGCCATATTAACTCTAGCTGATTTACCAGGTATAACTACTCCACCCGTAGAAATTCCCGGTTTCACTTTTGGTTCAGCTACAACTAGCGGGCTATTATGTTGGTATTTATGGTATACTCAATCCCGAACTTTCCCTAATATGATTCAGGAACATAGACAAGAGAGACAACAATATGCTCAGAACGCCGAAAAAGAAAGAGAACGGGCAATAGATAAGTTTACTGCAACTCTAAAAGAGATAGCAGCCACAAAACAAAAGGTAGTATATACACAAGTACCCTTTTCTTCAGGTCAAAGCCCAACAACAGAAAACTTTCCTTCAGAAACACCGCCCTCAAAAGTAATTCTTCCAGACCAACTTCAAAAATAATCAACTCATATGGCTATCAATCTTATCAGTGACGAAAAAGCGGACGAACTCTTAACCGCAATGGGTTATAAATTTCAAAGCGAAGTTCAATCTGATTATGTAGATGCTTTAGAAAAGTATCAACGTCTAAATAATCTTGAAGTTACAGGTCATCTTAACAATGAAACCGAGCGTTCTCTCGTTCTTACCCGTTTTTGTCAGTTACCAGAATTCATCACACTTAATGCTTCAGCACTAGCAAAGTGGCCTAAGAAAACATTAACTTGGGGATTCAATTCTCAGGCAACGCTTAAAGGTTTTTCTCGCGATGATTTAATTGAATGTTTCGGGTGGGCTTTTGGTAATTGGGCACAAGTTTGTAATCTTTCCTTCAGTTTCAGTCAATCAACAAATATCACTCCTGATATTATTATCACGACAGGTAAAATTGATTCAGTAGGAAATACGCTAGCTTGGTCAGAATTACCAAATGGCTCTCAAAATGCCAAGCTAACTCAGAAGTTTGATAATAGCGAGCGTTTCGTATTCTCTCAGAATCCAAAACCAGGCGAAATTGATCTAGGTGCAGTTGCTACTCACGAAATTGGTCATGCTATTGGTATTGAACATATTTCAGGTAACACTGGCGACTTAATGAATCCTTTTTATTCCTCTAAAATTAGAGTGCCGCAGAAAGGTGATATTAAACAAGCCACGGCCCGCTATGGTGACGCACCGACCGTTCCCATTCCCCCAAGTGTCCCTCTCCCCCCTGTTGGCGTAGTAGCAGGCGTAATCTCAATCCCTGTAACGCTTTCCGTCCCGCCAAAATTCGGCCAGATTATTTTTACGCCAAACCCTTGACTTGTCAAGCCTGATTGGGTATCATCCAAGTAGACCGCCAAGCGACCACAACGGCCCTCGCCCATACTCTAACTATATAACAATATAGTCATGCCAGAAGAACAAAATCAAAATATCCCCGCAAATTCTCAACAACCCTCTAATGAGAAATTGCAACCAGTAACTCCTAATAATCCGGCACCAATTCCTTTATCTCCAGCAAATGTCGAAATTTATCGACTTGCTCGATTAATTGTTATTACTTTAGGTATCCCCGCAGTTGCCTATTCTTTTCAGACTACGGTATCTGAAAATACCTTATTGATGATTATTGCTCTAATGGCATTAGTCGCGGCTCCTGATCTTCTTTCAGCAATCCCTACAATCTTTTCTTCAGCAAAAAAGATTATTACAAATGAGAAAGATAACACTAGCAATAATGGCTAGTGTATTTCTAGCCATATCCTTTCCTTCAGTATCGGCTCAAGATAAATCAGTAGTCATTAAACTTGATCCTGACCCAAATATCATATATTTCCAGGCAACCGCAAAAGAATCATTAACTCTCGATTTTATCATAGCATCTTTTTCCAGGCAGCAAAACCTAGAGAAATGTTTCATCCAGACAACAGATGCTCAAGATTTATATAAGTTAGACCTGAGAAATGTATATTGGGGACAGTATGAATGGAATAGATTCGTCGCCCAATTCTATCCCTATCTTCAGTTTCTTCCAGGCCCATACCAAGATTATCGAAGGTTTACAAGCCCGACTTATTCCCCAAAAATTATCAGAGCTGATTGGTTCATTTCATATATTTCAGATGGTCACGATAATTCCTCAGGAGACGCCCTGTTATATGGAATCAACTCGATTCCTAAGACAAAAGCGGAGTTTCTTAAATATTGGTCCATTAACACACAGTCAGAATATCAATTCGGATTAATTGAAAGCGATTCCAGAGTATCTAAACGTCGTATTAGATGGATAGATAATTTTAGTATCCCACGCGGCTATGTTTGGGGAACTAAAGATTTCCTTCAGATTGATCCAGAAAAGGGCAAAGACCCATTAACTTATCCAATTCCAGGTGACGATAGATTAAAACAAGATGGAGAAGAATGGATTGTAGGCATCCCAAAGTTTTCTTCTCTTTCAGGTAAGCGGTCTACAGTACAAATTTACGCTCTTTTCGATGCCAACGGAAAGAAAATTGACAAAGCTGATGGCGATTTGGTTGAAGATCATACACACTATAAAGGATATGCTCAGATAAGAACAGCCGGTTCTTGTATTCAGTGTCATTCTTCAGGTATAAATGAACCTACAACGAATGCCCTAAAAGAAATTATTTCTTCAGGACAAGATACCTATGCGAAATATGACGCGAAGGAGAAACTCGAAAGGTTCCATTTATCAGATACGGCAAAAGAGATTAAGAGAAATAACGAAGATTTCGCACAAGCGATACTCTCAATCAATAGCTTGTCTCCAGAAGTCAATACAAAGTTGTTTCAGGAATCCATTGATTCGTACAATTCAACGGTTAATCTTGAACGAGCCGCGAAATTCTTATCAGTCGAACCACGAACTTTATCTTCAGCTATCGCGTTTGCGTCAAATACCGATAAGAAATTAGGCCCAAACATTACCGGCTTACCGCATGGCCGAAAAATGAATATCGAAACGTGGGAAAAAGAATATCCAGCAGTTAACGAGGCATTACAGCAATGGTTAAAAAATTAGTAGTATATACTCTAGCCAGTTTTTTTGTTTGCTCTTTTCTTTTCAGTTTAGGTAAAGCAGAAAATCGCCGATCAAGAGTAGTTTCTTCCAGTAATAGTTGCGGGCATCAAAGTTATTATCAAGAATATGTTGAGCCTCAACAAATCATCAGGGAAGAAGTTTATTATTTTGTTGGTCAGCCTTTGCGTATTCAAGCTCTTATCGAAAAGGAAGAACAAGATAATGACTACGCAGAATTCAAAGCATGGCAACGATCAAAGCAATCGAGGCAAAATAAAGTCCAAAGACAAGAAACAGAACACTCCTGCCCAAAATGCAGTAAAACTCAGGAACAATATTCTGATGAGACAATTGAACGACCCACTACATCAAATCCCCCACCAGAACCAGTAGCTAATCCAGACGGATTCCTATTTGTAGATAAATGTTCTTCTTGTCATTCAGGTGCCGCACCTAAAGGACAATTAGGATTAGAAGCTGATAATACTATCAGTATCAAATTGTATAAAGATATTGTCAAAGCTATTGATAGTGGTAAAATGCCAAAAGGCGGTCCACCATTATCTCAGCTAGAAAAAGATAAGATCAAAAGTGAGTTCTTATCCCTGGTGCAAGAATGAATCAAAACTTAAAATATCTAATTGTATTTTTAATATTTAGTTCATTATATTATTTAGCTGTAATTACTACTAAATATGATGAAAAAGAAGCAAAAACTACAAATTATAAATTTCCAAAACAATATAAAGTAAAATATAATGAAGAAGAAAATGGGGTAGAATTTAATGTCTTTCATAAAGATGGCACTAAAGAACGTATTATTGTAAATTTTGATTTAAGAGAAAGCGATATTGCTCAGTCAAAATCGAGTTTATATTTAGGTCATATGGATATGAGTAGTGGAGAAGATAAACAGTACGTTACATTTAGATATCCAGTAGCTTTAATTACTTTAGAATCAAAAGATTTAGCTTTTCCATTAGAATCTCAAATTAAGGAACCACAACAATGCGAAAGTTTATTTTCAGTGCAATGATAATTCTTTCAGGTTCAGCAGTAATTGCTTGTCCGCCGGAATTGCGAGTTCAACGTAGTCGCGTAGTTCATCGTCCGGTTCGTCAACGTGTAGTAGTGGAAAAGCAAACTATTCGTCAACCAATTCGCCGTGAACGTATTGTAGTTGAGGAATATGTTCAACCACAAGCAATTCGCCGTCAACGCATTGTTGAGGATGATTGTGCTGATTGTCAAAATCTCCGCCAGAATGATCGTTACGAACGTACAGAAATTCGTGAATTCCGTAGCAGCGGGTATTAATAATCATGTTTCGTCTTAAATTCAAAGTAGAACAAGTAGCATCAACTACTAAGAACGGTAAGAAATCTTTTCAGGTTAATCTTCGTCCTATTGTTTGTCCTGAAAACAAACAAGCATGGAATGAAGTCCCTATGCAGGGAATTTTTTCCCTTAATGATCTTTCAGAAGATGCCGGTAAGGTATTTTCTCCAGATGTAGTATACTATATGGATATTTATCCAGTAGATACTCCAAAATCAATGATTCCTTCAGAACAGAAAAGTATAGGAATCAGTGATGAATTCTTCCCTAAATCAGAAATTAGGGATAATGTAGTTATTCCAGCAACTCCAGCAGCACCGCAGGTAAAAGACGATGGATTCTAAACTACAGCAAGTATCTCAGGGTATTGCTAACGAATTTAATATTGATGATTGGATTGGTATTGCTGACGGTATTCTTTCAGCAATTAAGAAATGCCGCGAAAGTCGTCAAAATGTTCCTGAAAATATTCGTTCAGGATTTTTAGCTAGGATTTCAATGCGACGTGAATTACGTCAAACTGTTGATGATAGTTTGAGTTTACGTCAATTGAATCGTTTGGCTGATAGAATTATTGAGGAAGCTCAAACAGCCCAACAGCATGAACCAAAAGAATTTGAGAATTTTCTTCTTCAGGTAGAAAACTTTGAGTTGTAATTATTTTCAGTACAGAGTCTCTTTCGAGAAGCTGAGCGAAATAGTAGTAGCAAGGAATGAGAAACATGCTGGCAAATTGTTCAAGAAACAATATCCGCACTTAGCATTAATATGCTCTTGCAAATTCACTATTTCCCAGCTATCTCGGGAGCCTGTACGATGTTGCAACTAATTATAGTCTTAATTGTGTTAGGTTTAGTTTGGTGGCTTATTTCTAACTTCCTCCCTATTCCAGACCCATTTAAGACTATAATTTTAGTTGTGATAGTTTTAGCTCTTATTTTGTATCTTCTCAGGTTTGCCGGATTAGGATTAATCTAATATGTTAATTACTAAAGAAAAACAAATAAAGATTGATCAAATATTACAACTTTGTAAAGAAGTTGATGTAGGTTTAGTTTATGGTTTTAATATTACAGGTAATATAAAACTTGAACCTTTAAATAACTTAGGGGGTATTATTTATAATAATACTTTTAATATTGCTGTTTCTAAGTGTAATTTTAAATAAATGACTACTAGCATGTATTCTTCAGCTACCTGGGGTGGTAGGAATGCTGAAGGAAATAAAGTATATCCGCTTCATAAATATCAAACTGAAGCATTATATTCTACTTCCAGATTTACAGCCGCTATTGCAGGTACAGGTGGAGGAAAAACAGCTTTAGGAGCGTTGTGGGTTTATAATCAATGTAATAATGTATGGAATAAATGGCGTAGACCCGCATTAGGAATGGTTGTAGCTCCAACCTATAAAGTATTAGAACGTGCTACACTTCCAGCCTTAATTGAAACTTTAGCTAATACGCCACTAGAAGGTAGGTATTATGCCCATAAATCTCTATATATAACTGCGTATGGAGATAAAATATGGTGCCAAGGTGCTGATAATCCTGGTGGTTTGGAAGGTGGTCAATTTGATTTTGTTTGGGGTGATGAAGCAGGACAATTCCATTTAACAGTTTGGGATGCTTTACAGGGTAGAACTGGTGCTAAAAGATCACCAGTATTTTTTACAACTACACCTTACGCCTTCAATTGGATTTATACTGATTTTTATAAACAGTGGGAAAAGAAAGACCCGGATTATACTGTTGTTCAGTGGAATTCAGTAGAGAATCCAACTTACTCTAAAGAAGAATATGAACGTGCCCGGCGTACATTAACGCCTGACAAGTTCAAAATGCGTTATCAGGGTAAGTTTGAACAAGTAGAAGGTATGGTTTATGCTAAGATAAATAATATTCTCAGCACTGAAACTGTAGAAGATATTTTATCTTCAGTAGACGGCCCGATGTATGGTGGTATTGATTTTGGTTGGAATGATCCGTTTGCAGCGGTTTGCGGTGTATTAGACCCAAAAACAGATGTACTTTGGATTTTCTACGAACGCTATAAACCAGAAACTCCAATCGAAGAACATGCAAACGCATTACCTAAATTCATTGATCGTAAACCTAAATGGTTTTGTGAACATGATCCAGAATCAGTAGCAAAATTACGTCGTGGCGGACATAGCTGTGTTCCAGCTACTAAAAATATCATTTCAGGTATCGAAGCAGTTAATGCCCGAATACTTACTGATCGTTTAAAAGTTTGTAAAGGTATTACTCCTAGAGCTAATCCTGCCCTTATCATAGAAGGTTATGGCTATCGTTATCCAGAAAAGGATGGAGTTTATCGTGGAGATAAGCCCGATCCTAATTGCGAAGATCACGCAATGGATGCTTTACGTTATATGGTAATGGGTATAGATGGTAAGCGAGCAGCATAATGGCTCAGAGATTAGAAGAATATTACCATGATGGTAATGAGTTAATGAATAGAAAAGATGTATCTTCAGTAGAAGCCCTTATTAAACGTACAAAAATGGGTACTTCTGAACAAATTAAAGATGCTCGACAACAGCAGCATATGAGTGTAGATAATCCTGAACTTTGGACCGGCGATTTTGACAATGACTAATTATCTTAACTTCGCAGTATCTACGATGGATGATATTGGGGAAGTTGTAGATAAAGCCACCATCGGTAATATTGCTCCATCTTCTTCAGGTAATATTCCTACGCAAGAAATCTCAAGTAATCCTATATTTTCAGATTATTGGGGACGACAACGTACACCAGATAAGTTTGGATTAATTGCTCAGTTTAAGCGACACGTTTATTCTTGTGCTACATTAAATGCCAATACCTTTGCTATTCAGAAACCGCGATTGTATGTAAAAACAAACGCAACACAACGGGCACCGCGAGTGCCTACCAAATCTATTTCAGTTAAGCAAACAGATTATCTTCAGGACAATTACGGCGAGCATCAATTTTTTAAAGACTTTGCTAAAATTGAAGAAGTGCTTCGGCACCCAATTTTAGATTTGTTCAGAACAGTAAACGATACAGGATTGATGCAAGAGTATCAACTGTTTCGTGATACGCAGTTATACTTAGAAATTGTAGGAACTGCGTATTGGTATCTTGATATTGAAGGATCAATCTTTGGACGACCTACTAGCATTTATCTTCTTCCTTCTCAGTACGTTACTCCAAAGAGGGAAATAAACAGTAAAAATTATGTTGATTACTATGAATATTCTTCAGGTAACGGCAATCCAATAAAGTTTAGTCCTGAAGATATTGTTTCTTTCAGGATGCCCGATCTAAGAAATCCTTTCACCGGCGGCATTTCTCCAGAACAGGCCGCGTGGGAAGATATTTTAATTGAAGCTAAACTATTAGGTCATCTTACAGGAACATTAGATAATCAAGCTAGACCTGATGCTTTAGTTACTCCTAATGAACCTTTAGGTACAGATGAAGCTGAATTTTGGGAACAGAGATTAAATAGAAAATTTAATCGAGGTAAATCTGGCGGTATCCAAGTTACTTCAGAACCAATGAAGTTTACGCCCCTTAATTGGCCTCTTTCAGATTTTGCTCGACTTGATATTCAGAAACATGCTAAACTAGCTATTGCTAACTGTTATCAGACTCCGATTGCTTTAATTGAATCTCAGTCTATTAATAGGGCAACACTAGAAGCAGCACAAATACAACACGGTCGATATTGTATCCGACCACGCCATAAAAATGTTGCTTCAGTATTAAATTCTTCTCAGTTTGTAGATAGATGGGATTCTTCTGGTAGGTTATTTTTAGCATTTGATGATCCTGTTCCAGAAGATGAAGATATTAAAGTTAAGAAAATGGTTGCTTTGGTTACTGCTGGAATTATTACTCCAAATGAAGCACGTGAGGAATATAAACTTCCTCCTCATTCAGAAGGTAATAAACTTCAGTCTAAATCAAATGGTTCTCAGGAACGCCAAGCTAAACGGGATAGTGCCCAAAGTGAAAAATAATGCCATCTTTATATGATGTAAAAGCTAATATAAGGTTAGTATGGCACGCTGAAGGTAATGGCAGATTTATGCAGGCTTTTAATAAGGCTTGCAATGATGCAGCATTATTAGCTGCAAAAGAGTTTCAAAAGCAACTAAGACAAAAACTATCTATCAGGGTAGGAAAAAATAGAGCGGGTAAAGTAATATATAGATCACTTCCAGGCGAAGCTCCTAGACGTGAATCTGCAAAATTATGGAGAAGCATTAAGATTGAACAGCGTAGAGCTATAATGCAAACCATTATATTTTCAGATGCTAAATATGCTTCAGCCTTGGAATTTGGCGATCCTGCTAAGAATTTAATGCCTCGTCCAGCTTGGTTTCCTTTATTTTTAATTTTGTATCCTAAGATGATACAAATTATTCGTATATATCTAAGTTTACATCTTCAGAATTGGAAGCCTTAAATGACATTTCACAATACCTATAAGGGAATGGCAACTTCTCCCCTTAATACACCATTAAAGGATGAAGATGCCCGTGAAATTGAAAAACTGTTAGATACGGGAGAATACTCTCCTTTCAGGCATTTCGTCGCAAAATCTGAAGGTTTCTTTCCAGGTGAACGCAGCGACATTTCTGTTATTTCAGATGATAGTGTAGATAGTGATAAAGAAGTATTCGTTCCTAATACGCTTAAATTTGATCGTTTCCAGAAAAACCCAATTGTTGCGTATGGGCATAATTATAAGATTGCTCCAATTGGGCGTAGTTTGTGGCAAAAACAAATCAATGGACAATGGAAAGCTAAGACGCAATATGCTTCAAAGCCTTCTGATTATCCAGTAGATAAAGAATGGTTCCCTGATAGTATCTTCCATATGGTTAAGGAAGGTTTTCTTCCAGGTAAATCAATTGGTGGGGTAGCTAAATTTAGGGAACCTACTGCAGAAGATTTTACAAAAAATGTTCATTGGACAGGGGCTAAACGAATCACTACTGATGTTCAAGTTTTTGAATATTCAGTAGTAAGTTTGCAGTCAAATAAGAATGCTATTGTTCAGGCTGTTGCAAAAGGTTTAGTTTTCTTTCCAGACGAAGTTCTTTCAGATTTCCCTGAATTGGAAGATTTCATCAAGAGTAAGAAAGATTTGCCAGTTATTACAGATTTTGTAACAAAAGAGCAATATCTTGCAGAACTGGAATCTCAACAATTCGATCGAATTAAACATCTTCAGGAAGAAATTCCTCAGATGATTAAGGATAAGTTAGATGTAATGATGGGTATTGTGTAATTAGCTTAGAAAGTTTGTAGAAGATAATTAGTTATCTAGCAAACACAAAGTGGAAATTACCTATATCTTCAGCAAGTGCCCTGAATTTAAAACACATAATTAAGGTATATCAATATGGCTAAGAAGTGGATGAAGTTTCTTTCAGACTATAAAGCTGCCGATGGTGCAGAGTTTAAGAAAGATGCAGTTGTTCAAATCGAAGAAGAAACTTGTACCCTTATCAAAGGGTTGAAATACGCTGATTTTACTGATGCTCCTAAATTGGAAGATCAGTATGATAAGACTTTTGAAATTCTGGCTAAGAAGCTAGACGAAACTTTGGATAACATTCTTACCAAAACCGTTGGTGAGTTGTCTAAGAAGTGGGCATCGAAGTCTGGTAAAGAATTCATCAATATTACTTCTGATGATGATAAGTCTCCGCAAGGGGCTTATGCTAAATCTTTCAGTAGTGATGCTGATTATTTCAATGCGGTTATCAAATCGTCTGGAAATAATCATAAGGAATGGGACGAACGATTCACTACTAAAGCTCCATCGGGCATGAATACGATGGATGATAGTGAAGGTGGATTTCTTGTTCCAGATACCGTTGTAGATTCTATCTGGACTAATATGCAGGAGAATCCTGCCGCTATTCTTCCTCGTACCGATCAGCGTAAGACTTCTGGTAATAATATGAAGTTCTTGCGGATGCCTGAAGTATCCCGTAAGAATGGTTATCGCCATGCTGGAATTACAGCTTATTGGACTGCTGAAGCCGAGCCATTCGTTTCTTCTCAGCCTAAGTTTGGTAATTTCCAACTTGATTTGCATAAAATCACGGTATTGGTTTATGTAACTCAGGAACAATTGGATGATTCTCGCGTTGCGATTACTCCAATCATTTCCAGGTTGGCGGCTGACGCTATTAATTTCCTCGTAAATGAATCCTTTATTTGGGGTACTGGCGTTGGTAAACCAAAGGGGGTTATGCGTGAGGAAGCTCTAATTACTGTTTCTAAGGAATCGGCTCAAACGAATAATACTATCGGGCATAAGAATATTGCTCGTATGTATTCTCGCTTGCATCCATCTTATCGTAGTGGTGCTGTTTGGTTGTTCCATCCTAATGTTGAGGAACAATTGCAGTATATTACGTTCAAGGATGATGCTACTGTAGCTCCAATTCCGATCTATTTTCCTCCAGGTTCTACTTCGCTTGGCTCTAGTCCTACTACTGGCCGACTTTATGGTTTGCCAGCTATGCCATGCGAATTCTGTTCAGATTTGGGAACTAAGGGAGATATTATTCTCGCTAATTGGAAAGAGTATATTACTCTAACCAAAGCTAACGGCGGAATTAAGTTTGCAGAATCTATGCACGTTCGATTCTTGTATGAAGAAATGGCTTATCGTTTCTCCTTCAGAATTGGCGGTGCTAGTCCTTGGTCCGCTCCAATTGAAGATTATAATGGTACTACTACTCGTAGTCCTTTCATTACCTTGGAAGATCGCTCGGCTACTCCGTTGTCGTCTGGTCTATAATATTGATTCACTCACATATTCAGGAATATAAGTATGAATAAAGGTATTATGTCAGCAAAAGTCCGGCCACTTTTGATGCCGGTAAGTCGATCTACACCATTTAAATCCGCATATAGTTCTATGCGGAATTCCAAATACATGGCTATCCATGTTATGATTGGTGTAAATGGTGATACAGACATTACTATTGGCCTAATGCAAGCTAAGAATGTTAATGGTGCTTCTGATAAAGAACTCATTTTCAGTCAAGGCGACGTTTATCAGTGTGATGGTGCTGCTTCTGCTGAAGCAGATAAGGATAAATGGACTGAATCTACAGTTACTAATTCAGGCGTAGCTGGTTCAGTTGTGAATGTAGCTGGTGGTGATAATATTCACTACATTTTCTACGTTCACAATGATTTCTTGGATGCTGATAATAATTTTGACTGCGTTGCAGTTCAAATTTATGGTACGTCGGCAGCATGTTTGACGGCTGTTCTTGCCGTTGCAGAAAATGCTCGATTTGGTGGTGATCCTTCTAGCGAGAAGATTACTCCATCTATGGCACAAGATGCTGGCGACAAATATTAATCTTAATTAATTCTGCTGGGGTGGGTCGGGGATTGCATAGTTTTCTCCACAGTCACTATGCTTCCCCGGCCCGTCTTAGCTATTAGGAATAAAAATGGCATATCCAAATGTATTTTCCAGAGCTATTTCTGGTGCTTCAGCTCCATTTTTAACTGCTAGTGATTTAGAAGGTAATCCTTCTTCTCTATTCATTCAGGCTGATCCAGCTAATACTCAGAATATCTGGATTAAACCTGGAACGGCAGCAGTTAGTGATGGTATTTGTTTAGTTCCCGGTTCCTCAATTACACTGGGAATTAATCGCGGCAAAGGCAATGCGGGTGATTGGCAGGCTATTGTTGTTTCAGGTACACAGCGGTTGAATATTTCTCTCAAGTAAATAAGAGATAGTAATGGCTTTTACCAATTTCTATATGCAGTCAACTGGTTCTGATCTTAATTCAGGATCAACACTAGATGACGCTGCAACATTAACATATGCTTCAGGTAATTGGGTAGCTGGAACTGGCGTATTTACTGTTGCTTCAGGTAATCCACAAACTGATGGAATTACTGTTGGAGATTGGGTTTCTGTTTATGCTAATGGTTCTACTGTAACTGGATTTGTAGGTAGAGTAACTGCTAGAAATACAACTACTATAACTGTAGATTTAGTAGTTAAATTTGGTACTGCTCCTACAGATGGAACAGGTAATCGCACACTTAAACGCGGCGGTGCTTTTGCCAGTATGGCAATTTTTGCCTCTAATTCAGCATTTCAAACTGGTACAGTTCCAGTAGCTACTAAATTAAATATTAAAGCTGGAACATACGCAAGCACTACAACCGCACGCACAATTGCTTTAACTGGAACAACGCTATTACCTTTATGGTTTGATGGATATAAAACGACTCCAGGTGAATATAATAATGTAAAACCAACAACAACTAGAGTTGCTGGAACGGATATTCCGCATATTACATTTACTACAGGGCAGATTATAAATACTGGTGGATTTGATATTTGGTCTAATATTCAAATATCGAGTCAAACTACATCATCAGGCGGCACTTTTTCTGCTTCAGGAGCCGGAACATCACGTAAATTGTTAGAAAGAATGCGGATTATAAATACAGCAGCTAATAGTGCGTCTGTAGCTGGAAGATTTAATGCTTCAACTGGACATAAAGCCGTTGGGTGTTATTTTTCAGCTAACGCTTTAGCTAATTGCTGGAATCCTGGTATTGATTCAGTTTTTATTGGGTGTGTATTTAATGGTGGATTAAATGGTTTGAATGTTGTTGCCCAGGTTACAGCTATTGGTTGCGTTTTTATAGATCAGGCAGCAGCAGGAATTACAGTAGCAGCAGCTACTCTAACTGCTTACGGTAATACTTTTTATTCTCCAGGTACTAATGGAATAACTATTACTAATCCTGTAGCTGCTTCTGGCACTTATATCAATAATCTATTCCATAGTTGTACGACTGCCGGCATTAATAATACTTCAGGAACCAACACAGCCGACATAGTTAGAATTAATAACTCATACTATAATACTTCAACAAAAGAAGTTGGTTTTGGGGATCATCCACCATTTAATGAAATTACAGAATCAATTGACCCATTAGTAAATGCTCCAACTGATATGTCTTTGGTTTCAGCAGCTTCTTCTCGTATAAACGCTTATCCTGGTTTATATGAAAATCAATCGTATACTTCTTACGGATTTGTAGGTGCGGTTTTACCATTATCTTCAGTTGGCAGCGGGTCTATTTCTCAAATCATGCCTTCAATGAATCTTGATTATGTCAACTAATATAATTGATACAGATTCAGCTTTTCTTCAGCCATTAGATTATGATAATCTTACTTCAGCAGAACAACTATATGTTCAGGCATTGATTTCAGCGGCTACTGAGATTATTGAAAAGTATCTGAATCGTCCTGTAGTCGAACAAACTGTTACTGAATATATTTCAGGCGATAATGATGAAAGTATTTTACTGAAGTATATTCCTATCAATGAACTTACTTCAGTTACTTATATTTCTTCAGTAGATGGAACGGAAGATTTAGTTGATGATGCAGAATTTCAATACAATGAAAAAGGTGAATTACGCTGGAATGCTTGGTCTAATTCATCTTCAGTAAATCGCGGAAGCTGGCCGCGTGGATTTAGAAACGTAAAAGTAATCTACAAAGCTGGCTGGCCGTTAATTAGTGTTCCTATTCCACTTCAGAAAGTAACTGCTGATTTGGTAATGGGGATGTATGATCCTTCTCAGTCTAATGAAAATCTGGAAAAAGAAAAGTTAGGTGAATATTTCTATCAGGTTAAGAAAGATGCAGTTAGTGCAGTTCTTACAAGTAGTCAAGGTATTTTAGGTCTTTATAGGTTGCGACGATGAGCTTATCTTCTTTAATGAAGAATTTCTTTTCAGTAGCAACCGATCAATTTGCAGGAGTTGATAGTGAAGGTGCTGTTGATAGAGATTATCATTTAACTCTTTTAACAGAATTTCAGAATAAACGATGCAATATTCAAGGTGTATCAAAACGCGATGTAGTTGAAATTTTTGGTAAAAAGGAAGATGCTTCTATTTTGAAGCTATTCCATACTCAGTATAACCTTGATGTAAAAAGTAGCATATGGATTTTAACCCATAAAAATCCTCGAAAGCAAATTACTGACTTTACCGATAGAGCTAATTTATTAGTATATCAATATGTTGGGCAACGTGATCCTGTTCAGCATACTCGCAAGAGAGTTCCATTAGAAATATATCTTGAGAAGAATGACAGATGGCACTTGTAACAGTTGAACAGTTATTTGCAGGTCCATTTGTTACTCAACTTGATTTTGCAAATTTTGTAATTGCTTTTAATGCTATTATTGATGGAACAGATACAGTTTCAGCCGCGGATAAAACTTATTTAGATGAAGATAGTGATGGAACTTTAACTGAAGATGATCGAGATTATTGGTTAAATCAAGTTATATCTGATAATCTTCAGTTAGAAAATAATAGATTCCCAGTTAGTTGGACTACACCAACTAATAGTGACCCTTTATCTTTGCGTGGTGCTAGGCCGCATGTAATTATTATAGATGCTCAAAATCCATTAGCAGTTAGAGTTCGTCGATCTTCAAATATTATTACAGATCAGAGCGATGTAGCCATTCCTTCCAGCTTTCTTTGGGGAACTGTAAATGGAGATACTACATCATCTACATATAATTATTTGCTTTGGAATCGTATTCAGGATTGGGATGAAATAGGTGCAGTTAGTCGTAGACGATTTCCTATTGATGGTTCTCCTGTAACTATTTATATTCGTGGCGGTAATTATACTGTTGACGTTGAACTTCTCATTCAGCTTAAAATGGGAAGTGTAAACAGTAAAATTATTATTAGAAATTATCCAGGTGAAGTCCCTGTAATTAAATCAGGCAATTCTCTTTGGGCTAATGGCACTGTTTACCGTAATACTTCAGTACATACTTTTAATCGTCCAAATATTATTTTACGCGGCATAGAATGGGAAGGTAGACGGGGTAGTGTTGGTAGTTATATTTTTGCCAGCACAATGGTTACTTTCGATACACTAGCTACTAATTTCAGAATTGCAAATAATAGATTTGTGAAGCAAAGATGCCTTTCTACAACCCATCCACAAGTAGCTTCTTTTCCTCAGTTTCGTGATTCTCAATATGATAATCGTGCTGCTACTGAAAATGGAACTTTAACTAATAATGATTCATTATTTTTAGTTAAAATATTATCATCTACAGGTAAAATTGATTCAAATATAATTCGTCAGTGTGAAGATGATACATTCCCAATCGAATCTAAATATGGTGGAGAGCCACTTGATATTGTTGATGTGAGCGGTATTGAAGTTTCTAATAATTGTTTTTCAGGAATAGCCCCTCACGCTCAAATTAGAGTAAGAAAGTCATCAGGTACATTATCTAATATTCTTATCAGTGAAAATGATATTGAAAATTTAGAACATACCTGTATTATTTGTTTGTCCGGCACTGATATTACTATTCAGAAAAATAGAATACACAATTATGTTCAGTTAGGTGCCCAATCAGGTAATGCTATTCAATTTACAAATTGTTCAACGTCATTAATTACTCGAAATGTAATTTTTAATGACGGTGAGCCTACATTTGGTTGGGGTATTGGACTGTATTATGATTTTGATGTTACAGGATTAACTCAAAGCAATGAAGTGTCCTACAATATATTATATAATACTGCATTTCGGGTAGGATATAATAGTGGTTATCAAGTAACCGGCACTACTGAATTAGCTAATAATGAGATTTATCGGAATGTTATTATAGGTTTGCCTGATAGTTTTCTTGGAACTGAAAATGATGCCTGCGTTTATGTTAATATGCCTAACGCATTAGCTAATGATTTTCAGGGAACAACAATACACGATAATTTAATAATGCGTCTTGATGGGCTTGAGAATAAGATTTTAGGTATTCTTCAGCCAAGCTCGACTTCATTATTTTATTCAGTAGCAGATCAATCACCTGAATTTACATTAAATTTTTCAAGTGATCCATTATTTAATGATGCTGAAAATGGGGATTTTAGATTACTTCCAGGTAGCCCGATAGCTGATTGGTTTACTGAAGAAAATACACCTTTAGCATATCTTTCAGCTTGTGGTGGGGTAGCTCCTGATCCTTTACCTGATCCAGTTGATCCAACTATACCTGAAACAACGCATCCTACGATTTATGCCGCTCTTTTTAATATTTTTGATGTGAGTATCTAATGGGCAGCATAATTCGGAGTAGTGGAAGATTACTACCTGAAACACAATTCCCATTTACAACTATCACAAAAATAGCAACAACAAAATTACAACAGTATTCTTGTGGTAGTCGTGAAGAAGAATCATATTACGAGTTAACTACTTATTCCAGGCAACGTAAGCAGTTAAATCAGATACATGAGAGAATTAGAAGCATATATGACTATGCTACTATTTCAGTTGCAAATCGACAAGTAAATGGAATATGGTGGGATGGGTGGTCTATTTCAGAACTTGAAACTGGACTTTTCTGCGGAAAAATTAGATATAAGATATTAGCTGAAAAGCTATTGGTATCGGATTATAACCTTTCTTCAGTAATTGGCCAGAATTTTTTAGAGTGTATTTATAACCGATATTTAGCCGAACAGATTAAATTTAACGCATTAGGTGTTACTGGATTATTTACAAGTAATTATGCTAAGGATATAGATTATCCTTTTATTACTTGTAGTTCATTTGATGCAATTGAGGCTTGGAGAGATACTCAAAATCAGGCTGAAGAAGTTAATTTCTCTTTTCAGGTATGGGCTAATACTGCTCAGAAAGTAGAAGAAATTAAAGAACTTCTTATGCTTCAGTATGACTTTATTCAGATGAATATGACTGATAGAGTATGGGCTTCTATGCTTTATCAAGGTGATACTTTAATGGAAACTGATTCTGGTTTATGGTCCGGTGAAGTTGATTACCAATTAATTCAAGAAAAGGCATTAACTTAATATGGCTACTGGTCGTAGTTTGCGAATGTCCTTTTCAGGCATTCTTGCAGCAGTTTATCAAAATACCGCTCCTGATTTAGATAGCGGTGAAGTTGCTGAATCTAAAATTAATTATGTAGGTTTGCAAGATGTATTTGAAGATGGTCAAGCCGTAGATCAAGTCGATCTTCTTTATTCAGGTACACGGAATGCTTTAAGTACATCACCAGAATCTATTGATTTAGATAATACACTCAGAAATATTTGGGGTGATGCTCTTAATTTTTATAAAGTTAAAGTAATTGTAATTAAGAACAATGAAACAGCAGCAGGTAAATTTTTAACTGTTACATTCAGGGATGAGGCTTTTTATATTGGTCCGAATGGTCGAAGAATTATTTGGGAGCCTGATGGTATTCAAGATAATGGTGGATCATCCCCAGGACTATCAGGATTACTTTCAATCACAGCATCTAGTGTAACTAATAGCTATGATCTAATAATTGCAGGTACTTCTGCCTCAGGATAAAATAATGGGAACAAAAGTTGTTTCAGGTGCAAATGGTAAGCAAGGTAGAGTATTTGCAAATGTTAGTGGTAATGATATTGAATTGTGCGTAACTGAATGGACATTAACAGTTATCGCAAATGAATATAACATTACTAATTCATGCTCAGCAGGAAAAGAAGAAATTCAATATGGCGATAAGCATGTTGAAGGCAAAATTACAATGGATTTGGATTTAGCCCAACATCCATTAGATAATCCCCCTAATCTTCAGGTAGGTTTATTCGTTACTGAAATAGATTTATATGAGCATTCATCGTTTGATGTAGTTGATGGCCCTATTTGGTATTTGCTCGACGTAGCTATTACCCAACTAGAAGTTTCCGTTCCAGCAGCCGGAAAAGTTACTTATTCCTTCAGTTACAAAACAGGTAATTTTCAAAATCCCGATCAAACGGCAACTATTAGTTAAGGAAAAATAATGGGTACAAAAGCAATTGGTGGTGCAAACGGAAAACATGGTCGTGTTTTCATTGGTGCTTTGGAAATTTGTGTAGAGGAATATAACCTTACAGAAATTGCCACTGAAGAAAATACAACTAATTCCTGTTCAGCGGGTAAAGAGGAATTTGCTTATGGCACTAAGCATGTTGAAGGTTCAATGACATTAACATTGGATTTATCTCAGCATCCGCTTGATAATCCACCAGCAATTCTTACTGGAACATTTATTGGTTCAACGGCTAATCCTGTACGGTTTTATGAACACGTTGCAACAGGTGTACCAGCAGCTAATGCTGGTCCTAGATGGGAATTTGAATCTCTTGGTATTGGTCAAACTGAAGTAACTGTCCCTGCTCAGGGTAAAGTTATGTATAAGTTTAACTTTAAGTCTAGTGGTACTTATCGTAATCCTTCAGAAAATAGTGGATCGAGTATCTAATTATGTCAACAGCCCCAGCAGAAGTTATTGACAACGCTCCCGTCATTTTTCAGTATAATGGAAAAGAATATAAGCTACCCCCTCTCAAGCTCAAACAATGGTCTGAGTTTTGTGAATGGGTAGCCTTTTTTCCATATAATAGAGCTAAAAATCAAGGGATTGCTAAAGAAGAATTGCGGGACATTCTAAAAGAATGTAACGGCAAATTCTATAGTGTACAATCTTTTGAAGTCTTGCAAATGATTGTATCATTTCCAGGGTCACTGAAGATCATGGAAATTAGTTTGAAGTTTGGGCAACCATCTATTTCAGAACAAGAAATTGATGATGTTCTTACTAATTCAGATTGGCTAGAAATTTGGGATCGTGTACTGTCTAAAAATGGTTTCGCACCCAAAACTGAAACTACAGAGGGAAACGAAAATCCGCCAAGTCAAGTGTAGAGTTTGATTTGGCGGAGTTATTTCGTATATTATGTCAGCCTAAACCATATGTTTCAGTAATACAGCCGTCCGAATTTTGGGAACTAACTCTACCCCAATTATATGCTCTCTTTCAGGAAGTTGGAAAGAAAAATCAAAAACAACCTGAAGGATCATTGCCGCAATCTTATCCTCAGATTTTAGCTGAAAAACAAAAGATGAGGCGTGAAAAGTTTCCGCCAAATCATCCAGAAGTTAAAGACTATGTAGCCAATTTAAACGAAGATCAGAAAAGACATTTTTATGGCATTTGGCCGCTTAGCTAGTTTGTTTGTTGATATTGTAGTTCAGACTACTAAATATCAAACTCAGCTAAATAATATGCAGAATCAAACGAAGCAAGCTGCAAATAATATGCAGGCTTCGTTTATGAAAATTGGTCTAGGTGCTGGTGGAATTTTTCTGATTAAAAAGGCTCTCACTGAAGTTACTAGCACTGTATTATTATCTACTCAGAAATTCGCTGCTCTTGAAAAGCAAATTGTAGATATTCAAAAGGTAGCTAAGTTTGGAGAGTTTCAAGAATTTGCACGCGGATACATTCAGCTAGGCACCGAAATGCGTGGCGTATCCTTCAAGGAGCTAGGCGAAATTGGTGGCGATTTAGCTCGTTTGGGTGTACGCGGTGGAGCTAAGGAGTTCTTAGAATTCCTAAAGGTATCTGCCCAATTCGCACAATCAACGGGCGATTTAGACCTAAGACAAGCCGGCGAAGGTATCGGCAAACTCCTTCAGAACTTCGGTAAAGAACTTAATTCAGTAAATGCTTTAGCTGCTTCATCGTCAATTAATAAATTGGCAGATGATTTTGCTGTTACGTCAAATGAAATTCTTACCGTTACTCAGAAACTTTCAGGTTTTGCGGATGCTGTAGGTTTATCTCAGGAACAGACTTTAGGTTTAGTTACTCTCATTAAACAAACTGGTATTAGTTCTACTGTAGTAGAATCTTCTCTTACCAGATTGTTTACAGTAATGGAATCTGAACCTAGAAAAGTAGCTGAAGCAATTGGATTATCTGGTAATGCTATTGAAGAATTTGTAGTTAAATTAAAGTCTGAACCAATCGAAGCTGTTCGTGCTTTCTTTCAGGCATTAAATGCCATGCCTGTAGATCGGGCTGTTGGTATTCTGAAAGAATTGGAATTAGCTACTTCTCGCAATGCTGTAGCTTTGTTGAATGCTACTAATCGCTTTGATGATTGGAATAAAACACAGCAAGCTGCTATTGATGGTTCGCGGGATGCAGCATCATTATTAGATAAATATGCTCTATCAGCTGAAACAGCTGCATCTAAAATTGAACAACTTACAAATCGGTGGAATGTATTTTTAGCCAGTTTAGGTAATACTCAAGCATTAGATTTTTTGAATGGGTTATTAGCTAATTTAACTCCTGGACAATTAAATGTAGTCCCTTCTGCTTCAGGTCCAAAAGATACTAGAACTACATTACAAAAACTAGAAGAAGTTGATAAACTTTGGAAAGACGCTAAAAATAGAAAATTAGAATCCGATAAAGGAACAGGTTTCACTCTTGACCCTACTGCCCCTGTTAAGTGGCTTATTGAACAGGGTAAACTGACTGGTGAAATTGAAAATCTGAAAAATAAACGATCTATTCTTATAGACCAACTCCATAAAGAATTAGAATTAAAAGAAAAATCAACTCAAGAAGATGAAAAACAAGCATTCCTTATCAGGGAAAAAGCTAAAGATGCAATGATAGCTTCTCGTAAAGAAGCTGCTGGAAATATGAGATTGTTTGGCGAGCGGGGATTAGATTTCCTTCAGGAAGAAAATCGCATTAAATCAATGCGTGAAGGCTTTGAACATAGACTGAAAGAAGAAAAGAAATTCTTTACTGGTGCTGGTTCAGCCGAAATTCATGCTCAGTTAGAAATTGAAACTCAACGTAAAATTGCTGAAAAAACTATAGAAATTAAGAAAGAAGAAGCAGATGAAAAGGCAAGAATTGAACAACGAAGATTAGATAAACTTCAACAAGCTGCTGATGAAGCTGCTAAAAAAGAGCAAGATCGAATAGCATCTATTAGAAGTTTTGGATTATCTTTAGGAATAACTGGTCAAACCGGAGATACTATTAATAATCTTCTCAGGTTTAGAGAATTAGGAATTACAGATAAAGGAATGAAAAAATCATTTCTTGATATGATTCTGAATCCTAGACAAGCTCCTGAGATTAAAAGCCTTGATTCAGTATATCGCGATGCAATTACTAAACAAGAAGATGTAGATGAACGTGCGGCTGATCTTCTTGAATCTATTCTGAAAGAACTTGAAACAAGCAAAGAATTGACTAGAGAGCAAACAGACGCTATTAGAGCTAATAAACCAAAAGCCCCTGTAGGTTAATATGGCTGATCCACCAGACGATCAATTAAGAGAAGGTTGGACAGAATTGCCTGTTGAATCAGCACAAGAATCTTATGAATTGTTTGGTGGTGGTTTATCAGCTATCAGACGATTTCGTGGTCCTTGGTCTGATAGATTTAATTTTTTAGCTTTGTTTATGCCATCTATGATTGAAGATGGTACTACATCATATTCATATTATAATACTACTTATCCAGACGTACCTGTATTAGTAGCTTATAAAGCTGATGTAATAGGTAAACAAGTACCTGGAGCAGATGGAGCTTCAGGTCAAATTAGTTATACAGCCGCGATAATTGAAGTCTCATATAAAGCGGATGAAACTACATTTTTCCTTACTTCAGGTAGAAACGGTCAACCAAAACCTGATCCTGAAGTAAACCCTCAATTACGCGAAACTTATGAATTTGATTCAAGCGTAGAAGTAGTTAAGATTCCTGGAAAAGATGTATTAAAATGGGATGCTGGTTTAGCTAGGCATGTGGCTCAACATGGTAAAGGTGATTTTCATTATCGCCTTCCTCTAACTAATCTTAAAATTACTTACCATCAGGCATCAGCATTATCAGCTTTTCAGGCATTAGATTTAAAAGGTAAGATTAATAGGTATCAAGTTTATATTCCAAATGGTCCAATCGGTATAAATAATTTTGATCCATTTACTCTCAGGTATGACGGTTTTTCAGGCATTGAAGAAATATCTTTAAGAGATATTATAAGTAAAGGCATTGATATTAAACTTAAGATTACTCATAATTTTGCACATAACCCCCTTCAGTGGAATAGACGGGTAACTCGAATCACACAAGCACAAGATGCAGACGCCGAACCAGCATATACATTTGAAAATATATCCACATATAGAAGTGTAGATGCTTTTAATTTTTTAAACCTAGGCTCATATACTGTATAGTTATGCCATCTTTTCAGGAACCGTTGAAGAATTATAAGCCTGGTGATTGGCAAATTCTAGCTAAGGATATGAATAATATCCAGAAGCGATTAGCTATTTTAGAGAAGATGGAAGTAGGCACTCCACTAGAAATGGAGCAGTCACCTACTGGTAGAGTTATTACATTAAATAAGAACTATATCGAAATGCAATTTGTAGAATTGCAGGACGATTTGCCTCCGTTTGGCTGTGCTAGGGCTAGTCTAGTTCTGTATAAACCTACAAATACAGGTGATATAGATAGGGAATCTTTTTCTTCAGTTTTAACTCCACTAGAAGGTGAAGATGATTCTGGATTTGTTCGTGGTGAACGTGATAGGTTGAAAGTTATTGTATATGATAATTATGGTGTAGGAAGTAATGCTAGAACACGCGGATGGGCTTATGTTCATCCAGATACTTACGACGGACGTTCATTCTTTCAGCCTAATTATACAGCGGATCAGTATTTCTTTACACTTCAGTATACTAATGTTCTTGACTATCATCAGCTGACTATTCCGCCCCCGATGGGTGGAAATAATGAATGGGTGAGGTATTGTCCTGGCTTCAGCAGTAATTTACAGCATGACAATGCAAAAGCAGCTAATTGGGATAGTAGTATAGGCGGAGATACTGGCGACGGTTGGGCTATTCAAATACTTCACCAGGGTATTTATCATGTTCAGGCTAATTTTTATGCCAGACGTATAGATACTCCTTCAGGTGCAGATTTAAATGCTAAATTTAATAACTCTACATATCTCAGAGTAAGATTACAAACTGCCTGTTCTACTTCAGGAACGTATATTACTTTAGATGAAGGTGTAGTTGAAGCCCCTCCAATTTCAGGTAGAGGCGGAACTATTTATCTTCAGTCTAAGGGGCAAATGTGTCATCCGCTACAAAGATATAGAGTTAGAGTAGAAGTAGTTGGTACATCAGGCGGATGGGAAATTGTTTCAGGTGGTATTCACTTTCAACGTAGTTGGCACCCTAGTACAGATACAGCAGCACAATATTCTTTAGATACTGAAGGTGTAGTTGCTGGTAATATTATTAATCCTGAAGGTAGTGGTTTAGTTGAATCTAACGAAGATATGAGCGGTGAATTTGATGAAACGTGGGTAAATGGTGACGGACCTACACCACCCAAACATAACTACGGCTACCCAACTAACGATAATTATGTTCCTTAAAGAATTACACAATAAATATAAAGACGCTGGAATATTCGCTCTCTTTTCAGGTCCATCTTTATCTTTATTGCCTTTAACCAGTCTGAAAGGTAAATATACTTTCAGTCAAAAAATCATTCCAGTTTCTCATTACATGACTGACTTTTGGTTATGTATGGAGAAGCAAATGGAAATTCCCTGGCAAATTTTTGAAGATCGCAAATTAGTAAAATTCTTTCCAGATGAATTTAAGGAAAAAGGTTACATACGGCCAATTGATTCTAATTCTGAAAGAAAGGTTTTCAGAACTGAAAGTATTAAGAATACATCTAATAACTATTTCTTTCCACTGAATAATAGTTATAATTCAGCAGAGTATTTTACACAACCTGATATAACTTGGGGTTGTGATGGAAATATGATAGATGAACATGGGCTGAAAGGTAGGCGGAGTATTATGCTCGCTACTTTCAGATTACTTTATCATTTAGGATTTAGGAGAATTTATCTTTGTGGTGTAGACTTCAAAATGGATCACGCCTGCCCATATTGTTATAATGTTTCTAAAGCCCCAGCAGCGGTAGAGCAGAATAACATTCTTTACGAAACCTTAATTATACGGTTTACTGCTTTACTACCTTACTTTCAGGAACGCGGACTACAAGTTTATAATTGTAATCCAGATTCTAACCTGAAAGTATTTCCTTTTATCTCTTTTCAGGATGCCTTAAATGACAATTCGTGTTTGCATCGGAACTGAAGAAAAGACAGAAATTCCCTGCCGTGTTCTTCAGCATAGCATCTTAAAGAATACGCAATCCCCTGTAGAGTTCTTTACCAGCAACGACAAAAGCTGGAAGAATGCTCAAGATAGACCCTACCAAATCGGCACCGGCTTTAGCCTGTATCGCTGGCAAATCCCTGAATTGATGAAATTCGAGGGACACGCTATCTACTTAGACGCGGATCAGCTAGTATTTGCTGACATTAAAGAATTATGGCGATCAGATATTACATATCCAAACCGCAATACAGCCGCGTGGTGTACTACTGATGGAATGAGATCAGAAACATCAGTAATGTATATGAATTGTGAAAAGATGAAAGAACAAATGCCTAGTATGCAGGAAATTTGTTCTCGTCTTAAAGATGATAAAGATAGAACTTATTACCGTATGCTTATGCACGGTAAGCTATTCCATACCCCGCCTCAATATATTAGTAATTATTGGAATCATCTGAATACATATGAGAAAGGCAAAACAAGATTATTACATTATACAGTAGAACGGTCACAACCGTGGTATGTACCAGAACATTCTCTAACGTATTTATGGGAAGAAGCATTGCGTGACGCCATTGATGCTAAGTTTGTAACTAAAGAAATGATTAAAGATCATTGTTCAGACTGGAAACCTAGGACTGAGAAAGATAGGTTCCAGGGGATGAATCCTTACTATTTAAAATATGCTTAGAAACTTTTCTATGCAAACTACAAATAGCATCCCAATCGGCAAATGTACTTCCAGAAAAATCCCAAGTTTCGAAGTCTATTAAACGATAAGAGCCTTGGTACGCCACAATATTTCTATGGTTAAAGTCATTATGACTCCATTCTTCAGTACGCAACCACAACCATAAATCCTCTAACCAATGGCCTAGTTTCTTACAAAATGTTATTGGTGTTCCTTCAGCTACGAAATACCTATTTGATTCAACCTTGAGAATAGGTATAATGAATGGGCTAGGATTCTCATAGAAATATCTAGCTGCTAATTTCTCTTTCAGGTGATTTGGTGATCTTAACTTAAACAATTTAACATATTCAGACATATATGCCTCAGCAGTATATAGATTCACTGTGGAATAAGTGGAAAGGTAAGACCTGTTATATTATAGGAACAGGCCCATCTATGGCTTTTTATTCTCCACAATTCCTTAATAACTTATATGATACTCAACTAACCATTGGACTTAATCGTTCTTTCAGGTATGATATAGATGGAGCTGATATAAACCTTAGCATACATCCAGAAGTTATTTCAGAGCGGCCTGATTTAACTTGGGTAACTAAGATTAAATCTCCTGAACAATATAAGTTACCTTGGGATAAGTATATTCTCTTTCAGAATAATAAAGACGTACATGATTTTTCTTATACTGAAAAGATACCAGGTAAATTATATGTAGGTCGTGGAATTCATACAGCAGCAATGACTTTAGCTGCTCATATGGGTTGTAGATTTGCTATAATGCTTGGAGTAGACTGTAATCATATAGGAAATATGCACCACGGTAAATTACAATCTACTGAATTTAAAGGATTACCTCAAGAAGCTGTTTATAAAGAATATTACACAAACGCAGTAGTGGTGCGAGAAAAACTTTATAAACTATATGGTATGGAAATAATGTCTCTAACCCCACTGATAGGCATTGGGCATCAAAAATCAGAACAAATACAACTATCCAAAATGTTATCGCTAAAATTACCTGAAACCAGTCCACCTGATACATCCAGATATAAAAGAGACAAACCAGATGAATTCCTCAAATGAGGTAGTTTACATAACTTCTTTCAGTAGAAAGATTTATGAAACATCTGGTAAGGATTTGTTAGCTAGTCACGCCCATAATAAAATTCCTTCTCAGATTATTGCTTATTCTGAAAATGTTATTCCAGGCATAAGACAACTTAATACTGAAGTATTGCAGAAGTTTCTTACTACGTTTTCAGATTATATTCCTAAAGACTTTGGTGGTAAATCTCGTAAATGTAATTGTCAAGGTAGTCATAAACACGGTTGCCACTGGTCTTTATGGAATCGCAACGCTTTTCGCTGGTATCATAAAGTAGCTACATTAGTTCAGTGTCTTTCAGACATACCTAAAGAAACTAAGTATCTAGTCTGGATGGATTCGGATTGTAGGTTTATAGCTCAAAATACAACGCAACAAGTAGCTAATACGGTTGGCGGGTGGGATGCTGCCTACCTTCAGGGAGCAACGCGAGAAGCAGCGGAAACCGGCTTTATTGTGTTCAATCTGAAACTACACGGTGCCGAAGTAATACAAGAATGGGATGCTCGCTTTTGGAGTAAACAATTCTTAAACGATCATCGTTGGGATGACGGTTATCAATTTACTAGATTAATCCAAACTACTAACTTCTCTTTCAGGGATATGGTAGCTGGATTAACTGGATGTAAGAAAGTAATAGTCGGTCGTTGCCCACTAATTAACAATTTCGTTCAGCATAACAAAGGTATTCACGCTAAATCAGGTTTAGGAATTCAACCATGAAGCAATTAACAGATGGAACTTTCATTCCAGATCACGATACTCATTATCAGAAATGTATGGATAGCAAAGGATGGCATACGGTTTTTAAGTATCAAAAAGACCGCGTAGATATGGCAATTCAATTAGTTCGGGCAAAAAATGTAGCAATTGATATTGGTGGTAATATAGGTATCTTCGCAAAAAATCTAGCTGCTCATTTTCAGCGGTGTATTAGTTTTGAACCAATGCCGAAAGTATTTGAATGTTTAGAATTTAATACCCGTAAAATATATAATATTGAACGGCATAATGTAGCTCTCAGCAATTTTGTAAATAATGAACTTACAATGACGTATGCTGAAACAGGTAATTGTGGAAATGCTCACGCTAATCCTGAAGGAAATATAAAAGTACCAGCTAGAACTTTAGATTCTTATAATTTTTCAGCGTGCGATCTAATTAAGATTGACGTTGAAGGGCACGAAATGGAAGTTCTTCAGGGTGCCGAAGAAACTATTAAGAAGTTCATGCCGGTTTTTATTCTGGAAGAAAAGAATTATTTTCTAACTGGTACTTCTAAAATTGCTGAACCTAATCTTACTCTTGAACAGGTTTATAAGATTCAGGCCCCGCGTAAGTTTCTGGAAGATATGGGTTACGGGATTCTTGGCCGTTTAACTCACGATTTTGTAATGGCTCCTTATGTTTGCGTGTCACCTTAACCATTCTAGTTGGTTGTGGTCTACCGTCTGAAGTTTTGAAATGATCCACTGGATCGAGTAGTTGTACATTAAATAACTCTCGATCCAGTGCGAAATCAATAAATCCGCGACAACCAATATCATCAATTTCTTCATAGTAATCATCAAAGATTACAACACTATTTTTACCCATTACACTTTCAGCACACATCCAATCGCGTGTAATGGTTTCTAGTGAATGACCACCATCAATGAAAATGAAATCCACTGTATTAGTAAAGTGGTATTTCTTTATCTCATTCTCTTTCATTGTGGGAAATACTACATGGGAATATCCAGTAAAGATTGAATGTCTGCCTGGAATTTCCTTCTGAAGGTATTCGTAGGTTTCTTTCCTAGTAGCAAACCTTTTGGTCATATTCTCCCAATTGGCTTGCTCTACAGTAAGAAACTCAAATAAATCTATTCCAAAATAGTGAACATCGTCCCTATATTTCAGGGCTTGTTTTACCATCTTAACCGCAGTTCTACCCTGCCAAGTACCAAATTCTAATATGAATCTTGGCTTGTGTAAATCTATTTGTTCTAATAGATTGCGGTATCTTGTTTCAGTCCATTTATCAGGCATCTTCATCCTCCATTTCTTCAGGTAATTTAATTTCATCCAGCATATCCTCATATGTACTTATAAATCTAGTACATAACCAGAAAATACCTGCCAGAAGTAATGTAGTAAATATACTACTAACTGTTTGGATTATTTCCATTATGGCCGCTCCAATAGCGATTTGTAGTCATCTTCAGTATTAATCGCAATACTTTCAGGGGAATCTACTTGTAAAGCTCCAATCTTCATTCCATTTTCCAGAACACGAAATTGTTCTAAATTTGTTTCAGTTTCAATAATACCTTTCCTGAGAGAAGGGTATTGTTCAAGAAAATGTAGAGAATAAGCATAAACTCCAAGATGCTTAAATCCACTTCTAGGCCACTTCATTCTATCATTTTGACGTTGAAACCAAATAGCTTCATTCTTTTCCATATTTGGAATTAAAGCAACGTCACCTTCAGAACGATAATTACCCCAATCTGAATAAAGGGTACTAACAGGGGCGGCTTTCTTTTCAGCAAATTCTGCAAGAGCATGTATATGTTCAGGATTAATTTCTACTTCATCAGCCTGAACATTAATAATCATTGAGTAATTAAGTAAAATATCATTATACTTTGTACTTAATAAAAATTTACTACATCTATCCGTTCCATTTTCAGCATCTTTAACGCTTAAAAAATCCCATCTAGTATTTAAACAACCACCATTTTTATCAAAAAATGCTTCTTTATTATTACTAATAACAACAGTTTCAATTCCAGTTTTTATACACTGATCATATGTATGTAAAAATAAAGGTTTACCTTTCCATTCTCGCAACAATTTACCCGGCACCCTCTGCGAGTCCAAATGGGCTGGAATCAGAATTAGTGGTTTCTTTTGCATCTTCTTGTCCTCCTAATACTAGACGTAAAATATCATCTTCACATTTCATTCCAGGATCAAAAGTAACTTCAATTACTTGAATTTTTACTTGACTTGTATTTCTAAAACAATGTAGATTCTTAGGCTCTACTGAAAGAGAACGATTACTACTATTTAGACATACAAAATCTAACAAACCGACTTTATTTGTATCTCCAATTCTTTCATATGCTTCAATATTTAAATCCCCCATATCTCCTAAAAAATAAAAATAGTTATGAAGAATTTTATGGGCATGTATACTTGAAAAACCCCCCGGAGAAATTGTAAGTAAGTCTACTGTAACTCCGTGTTCTGAGAAGATTTCTTGCTTAAATCCCCATAATTTTACCTGAGCCATGTTTTACTCCATAATTCTTTAATTTTCTTAGAGGGACTGAATGTAATACGATTACCTACGGCTGTTTTATTTTCTACTAAATCCAACAACAGCATATCATCTAAATAATTAGCTACTGTATCTCGTTGCAATTTCAATTGCGGTGCAATATCTTCAGCACGAAGCGGTTTTTGTGATCCTAATAATTTCTTCAGGATCATAAATTGATAACCATAAATTGTATCCTGAGCAATACGGATAACAAATTTAGATATATCATCATCAATTTTCTTTTCTTCCAGTACCGCTAAAGCTATTCCCAGCTTAATCAATTGCCGTGTCAATCTAGTTGAAAACTCTGTTTCAGGTAAATAGATAGCTTCGCCTCGATTACGTTCATACGCTTGATGCCTAACTACTTTAGTTCTTACTGCGGCAGTTAAATTAGCTAATGCTTTTACCTGATCGGTGTACCATTTCGGGACTATTTCTCTAACACGTTCTCCGCTAAAATCCCAATTCTTACTTAAAAAAGCAGCCACCCTCTCTTTCAGTGTATTAAATTTCTCATTACCACCATTCAAAATAGAATCAATTGCAGAATCTTGAATTGCATCCATATTGATCGTATTTGGATCAATAATATATCTCAGCATTCTATCGCCCACTTCAGTGTCATTGTGGGCGAATATTTGCCTTGTCACCCCTGCTAGGAACGCGAACCGCGACGTATAACGGCGGATAGCCCCGCTTCCATAGGTTCGGCTGGCGTCGCCATCGTATGCCCCCCGCATGATAGATTGTACTTCTTTTAGCTCTTGTTCATTCTTGCCTAGCAATTCGGTGTAATCCTTCAGCACTAGGCAGCGGTTATTTAGCTTGGGAATGATTGAAGGATCGGGCATCCCCTTTTTCACTAGACCTGAAATGAGGGCGGCAGCATGTAAGGATGATTCAAAATGGGCTTTTGGCGACGACACTACAGAAGTTAATAGCATCGTTTTACCTGAAGATGGCGGACCTACTATAAATGACCATACAAAATCAGCACCTGGAATATCTACTGAAATAACTGAAGCAAGGATATACTTAATGAGTTTATTAGTTTCCTCATTAGTTTCCATTGCATTAGAATATTCTTTCAGTAATTCTGGAAGTGTAGGTACATATCCAAAATCTTTTGGTGCATCTTTTTCATTGATAATTTCCTTAGTAGGTTTATCTTTCAGTAACCTGAATAGATTAGACAAGCATATTCTCCAACTATCAGGTTTATTCTCCACAAAAACCTGGTCATGTATAAAATCGGAAACATCATATCCAGTTTTTAATTCAGGCGACCAATTAAGAAACTTCAATTGCTTCGTAATTGGTTTCAATGCTTTTGCTACTTTAGTATTACCTATATCAGCAGCATGGTCATTGTCGAGACAAACAATAACTGTACGATCAACAAAATAATTAGCCCAATCAATAGGAAATGTTTTTGCCGAGGGCACCCATATAACAATTCCTTTAGTTCCAGTTTTCTCAAATAACCAATCCAACATGAAAGCATCCCATGCTCCTTCACAAATATAGACGTGTTCTAGTAATCTAGTCTGATCTTTCAGTGCATCTAAATTGCCAAGTCTTAATCCGCGAGTAGCTGTAGGTTTGATCTTAGCATCTGCTTTAGATAAATCATACCTGCCCAAATCGTGAATTTCTCCATCTATCCAGATAGGCACAAGAAATTCATCAGCTACATTATGAACTATACCCCATTTCTGTAAAACTCTAATAGGTAAATTACGTCTTTTATATAACTTATCTAAGAGTTTAGGATTTGCTGTTGTAGCTTCTTTACACGCATCATAAATTGCTGCAAGGAAACTTTCAATTCCACCAGATGCTCCGCAGACTTTGCAATCATAGCATCCGTTTTCTGAATTGACATAGAAATGTTTTTCTTTTCCGCAGAATGGGCAATCTGCAATATGCTCAACTCCGCAGGTTCCTCCATTCCAAATTACTCCATAAGTATAAAACGGGACTAAATACTTCTTTTCTTCAGCTTGACTTGCTTGATGCAATTTAGCTGCTGGCGATAGTCTGGTAATTTGCATAGGTATCTGTTCTTTCGTTAATCCATTCCATACCTTTTTTAGTTTTTTCTTCCCATGAAGTTACAGTCTTAGCCCATTCGCAGGGAATAGGAACCTTAAATACACCCCCATGATCTTCAATGATTTCTTTGATTTTAAGAAGTAACCACTTAAAACAATGTTCTTGTTTAATTTCAATTACAATTTCATCGTGTACCTGAAGAACGATATGGGCATCTAATTTAGTTTCTTTCAGATACTTAGCTACTTTAATCATTGCCCGCTTAATATAATCTCCTGCTGAAGATTGAATATCATTAGCTGGAGCAGTTGTATAACAATTTTCCGGGTCTACATTAATCATACGATTATATGCAGTTCTAATATAACCGTATTTTTTACCATATGCTTCTAAATATTCTTGCCTAGCTTTCATATCAGGATACGCTATATGCAAATCCTTAATGATTTGGGCACCTTGATCTAAAGGAATTGAATATTTACGATAAAGAACATTTTTCCCGCCGCGATTAGCTACTGAAAAATTAACATTTTTAGCTAATTTACGCCCTACGTCTTTTGGCATAGATGCTAAACAGGCTACATTCTGTCTAGTCGCATTATGAGGATCGCCTTTAGGATCACAAAACTCCTTTATCATTTTTAATTCATTAGCATTACTGGCTAAAATTCTTAATTCCAGTTGCCTACCATCAATACAATACCAAGCATATCCTCTACGCGGTCCAACTACTCCGCGAGTAGAAACCACATTATATCCATCAGAAGTAGCTGGATTAGATGATTGTTGTAAATTAGGATCATTCATGCTCAGGCGAAATGTTTTAGTATTTCCCTGATTAAAATTACCATGAATACTACATGCGTCCCAATTATCAATCATATCATCAAAGGAACAAAATGGATCACTTACTGAAAGAGAATTATATGACTGAAAGAAACCTAGCCCTTGCTTATACCCGCGTTGCATAAGTAGCCAATAAATCATTGGATAATTAGTAGCAAGCGGTCCACCCTCTTTTGCTTCAGGTTCAATTAATTTTTCTAGTTCATCCCCTGAAGTAGATTGAATATTTAGCTCAGGATATGATTGCTGAAGCAATGGAAGTATTTGTTGCCAGCTATTAAGATTAGGCTGTTCTTTAGGCCGAATCGCATCTGAAGGAATGGCTCGCCAAAATTCTTTTTCAGCTTCTAATTTCAATCTTTCTGTTTCAGCTAAAAGCTCAATATTCTTTTTAGCATTAAATCGTACACCACGATCCTCCATTGCAATTAATACATCCATCAACTCCATTTCTACTTCATACGCTTCGCGTACATCTAATTCATCCATTCCAGCCTGATAGAATTCATCTAACAATAATGTACGTTCAGCATCAGTTTTAGCGTAGATTTCGCATAATTTATCTTCAGGAAAGAATATTTCTGTTAGCCAATAATCAGCTTCAACAGAATCAGCGGGTTTCCATTTAGGAAACTTCTTAGCTAAAGATCTAGATTTAATTGTTTGCTGTTTCAAATCTGCTTCATCTTCAGCAGCAATACCTAGATATTTCTTAGACAACGGTTTCAAACCATAAGTTTGTTCCATTGTATAACAGCATCTAGCCTGAAGCAGAGTATCATCAATTCTACCGCGTATTGCCACTGGAATTCTAGCAATCATCTTACGATCAAATTTAGCATTATGAAATACCTTACGGATATTTTCATCAGCTAAATATTCCTGCAACTGAATCCATAATTCAGGATTGCTAGGCTTACTATAATCTACTTGTCGAGTTTTTGGATCAACTGGAAAAGAAACATACGCGGTAATTATCTTATCTTCAGAAACACGCCAAGCCGCGGAAACAGCAAAAGCCCTATCTCCTAAATATACATTCAATCCAGTAGTTTCAGTGTCAAACGCCACTACGTTTGGAATTACTTTCGCCGCTATCAATTTGCTTGCTGGAATTTTGTTCGGCTTCGATTTCCGCACGATTGTAAATGACATACTTTTCTTCCAGTTCTTTTTCTATGGCATTAATATCATCTACTATTTTTTCAAATGATCTTCCTCTACTTATATATCCCTGTTTACCTCTATCATATTCATCTAAAAGTATTCTGCGTTCAAAATATAATGGACATAATTTTGCTGGATGAATTTCTTTAGCCATTTGTCATTCCTCCAAGTAATTTATCTTTTTGCCAATCACGTTCTTTAACTTTATTCCAGGTATCCTGAAGATTTTTATCAAAATCAAACTGAAAAATTCGTGCCAGTTCTTGTAAATCAGCGATCACGTAAGAAAAACATTTTCTAATTTGCACAGCATTAGTAGAGCCTAACCAGCTAGAAAATACACCAAGTTGAAAAATCAATTCATTAAATACCTGATGTTGTGTTCTATGTTTATTAATATCTTGATTTGCCATCTCTACTAATTTAGACAAATCAAAATAATTCCTGCAACAATAATCTGTCGCAAAAATCATGCAATCCGCAATTGCATCTTTAATTGCTGCATCGTGTTCTTCAGGCGTTCCACGAATCCCTTGCTTTTTCTTCAGAATAGCATGAGCCAATTCTCCAATTTCTTCAATCATTCCATAGAACGGATCGAATGGTTCATTGTTTGGGAAATTCTTACACGACCATTCACCTACTTCAGCTTGTAATTGTGTATACATTATTTCTGCTCCGCATTAGGTTTCTGCCAGAAGTCCATCATTTCAGGTAGGTTTTCTTCATTGTCCATAATTGTAAATAAATTCCAGGCAGCATGGGCTAAATGATCTTCAGAGCGATCACCTGAAAGATATATATTCAAATGACGCTGAGCATGATTCATACATTCGCTGGAAGGAATACCTTTACGCCAATTGTGATCACTATATTTCTTCGCACCTTCAGCGTATGTTTCAGCTAATCGACGCAAACCTACTGAAGAAATTAAATCATACCGTGTAGAATCAGCATCATTACTACGCTCTGCACCTGTAAAGAAAGTTTTTCTATCTGGTGTAAAACTTTCTACATTCTGAATAGATAGAAGTTTATTACCGTAATGTTTATATAATGCCTCAAAACATTCCCATCTACCTGAAAGAAGAAATTTATCACGATCAAGACATTGAATTGTATTTAATTCAAATCGGTTATTTGCAGTGTGTTCAAAATCATCAGATAAAATTGCAATTCTTTGGCCATGAGGCATTTCCTCAACTACAATCTGCACTAATGCTTTTACAATATCTTCAGGTTTTCTACTGGGAATAGTTACACAATTTCTTATTTCAGTATTTTCTGCCAAAATTTCTGGTTCTTCCAAATCATTTCTTACAAATAAAATATCATATCCTGCGGCTTTTATTTTTTTAAATAAAGTAATTGATATTTTATCAGTAGCAATTTTTCTTTTAAAATCATATATAGAATTTGCACCTAAATCCTTTAATTTGTATATATCTGATGATTTACATTTAATTTCAACATCAAATAATTTTTCTTCAGTCATATAATACCTATAAATAAAAATATCCCTGCCTACCCTCATTTTACTGAAGATAGGCAGGGCAGCGGAATGATTAGTTAATTACCCAACCTTAACTGTTTCAGGCTTGCAACGATATGCAATTTTACCGTCCTGAATGACAATCAATCCATCATTAGGATTGCTGGTATTAGCGGCAATTACGCCGGTTACAGTCTTTCCGGTTTTCGCCGATTGTCCTGTAGCCTTGCTTCCCAATATTGGATAAATTGGGCCAGCATCTTCTTCTTCAACTACTTCCGATTCTTCTTCGACCGTTTCCTCTTGCAATTCTTGCGTAGGCATAGAATCCAATTCATTCGCATCCGGCGTAGCGTTTACATTCGTGGCCGGTTGTGTCGTCGATGCTGGCGGAATTGCTGTGACCGGCTTATCTTCTGCTACGTTGCCAGGAGCGGGCATTTCCGCGTCCGCAATCATCGACTTAGGAACTACCTTCGCGGTTGACATTTTACCACCCGGCGTTTTAGCGAATACTGCCTCTACGCCAGTTGTATTCATCGGATCAGTAGTTTCCAGCAATTCGATAATCTCCAATCGTTCCCCGGTTCCTTCCAGTATAATAATCATCCCTGAAGCTAGAACAACGTGTTCTACTTGCTCTACTTCAGTTTCAGGAGACTGAGAATCAGGGGCCATATAACCCGCAACGGTTTCCGAACCATCCGGCATCGCAATAAGTTTATTGATATAAACTTTTTGATACTGGTTTTCTTCATCTTGCGGAGTATAATTCAGGCGACATTTAGTTCCAATCGCTCGTTCCAGAATTGTGTCCAATTCTTCGTCTGGAGTATAAGGAACCTTTAGTTGGGCAATCTTACTGGCAAGAATTTGATAACCCATATCCGAATTTTCTCCTTCAGCATTAGTAAGGAGAATATTCTCGAAGATATAATGATTAGGAAATTTATCATCATCTTCAGAAATTTGCCAACTAAGGCACGCCATCAATTGTCCATTAGTCTTAGCAAATTTGCTATAGGATTTCTTCAGTGTAGCAATGTAATTACCTTTAATTACTTGCTGAAAACCGCCAGTTTCCTTAGCTGTAGCATGTTTGGCGTGAAATAGTTCCCGATTGAATTTGACTAGAGCCATAAGAATTTTCCTTTTCCTCAATGAGATTACGGGTATTACGGTTTCCGAAACAATACATTACTGACTTGATTTGATTTCCGCTGTTTTTTAAGGCTTTCATTTTCGCGGCAGCCTTAATATTGCCGGCGATATTGTTTTTGTACTTAAAAGCAATACCATTGTCGAATCTACGTCGTATGATAATTAAATCATACCGTGTATCAGTATCATAATAATGATCTGGTACGTTGTCATTTATCCAATTGATCGGATAGCACAATGGATTTCTCCCTAAATCATACAAATTTCTTTTTTGCGGGCGTTTGTTGTAAATTTGCCGCTGCTGGTTGTGATGCTATTTTTGCTCCTGCTGTTTGGGGTTGTTGAGTTTGAGGGGTAATTGATAGTTGATTGTTGTATGCCTGAAGGAAATTATTATATGCTTTTTCAGGCGAGTCTCCCAAGGGGATTTTCAAATGTTTCTTTCCAGTAGCAGGATTCAAAAAATGATCTGGAAATTTATTATAAGCTAATAGCCGCTCGTCACCCTGAAGGAACATTTCACGATGCCCCTCTTTTCCCATCATAATCACACCGCAAAGTTTAACCTTTTGTTCCAGAACTTCATTGCATTGTCCTGAAAGACGCGGTTCAATTCGGGAAATTTTCTTTCCAGAAGTTAATTCATGTTCATTCCATGTAACGTGTGCAGTATAAACTACGCCGAATGGAAGTTTCTGCAATTTCTGAATGAATTCTTCAAAGTAAATTCTAATCACTCGCCAATGATCGTAATTAAACTTTTCTTCAGGAGACATTTTGAAGAATTTACGAACTTTTTCAGAATAATAGGTATATGCAATTTGAATTTCATCAATGATTAGCGTCTTACAATAATGCCTATTTTCAGGTTTCGCCAATTCTGAAATATATGCTTCCAGATGCTCAATTGATTCTACATCTTCATAGCGTCCCTCTAAATGCGAAGTATTACCAACTTCACACTGAAGAAGAAAATGATCAGGATACTGCAAACAAAATGATGTTTTACCCGCCCCTTTTTCACCGCAAATCAATGTAGTGTGTTGGGTAATATCATTTACAATTTGTTTCTTAGCTTGCGGCAGATGAATTGTTACTTGAGGCGGCATTTAATTCCTCTAAAATTTCGTGTAGATTATGACAAATAATATAATTTCTACCATTTTTCATTGTAATAAATGTTCCTTCAGGTTTATTTTGTTTCATTACAGAAACATCTGAAAGATTGATTACAAATGATTTTCCAAGGGATTTTAAATAATGACGACATTTTAGTAATTTTCCTTCAGCATTGTAAATCATTTTAAATAATACCAAATATGAATTTCGCGTTTATGGTCAATCCAAACTTCATTTAAAGCAATTACTTGAATTTCTCCGATATGTTCCTGAAGAAAGAAAAGTGCGGCTTGCCCTAAACAATTTACTAAACTGCTATAATCTCCTTCCATTGATTCGGCTGGAGAATTTCCATTAGAGCCATATTCAAACCATTTCAGATTACTATAAAATTTTCTCAGCCTAGCTTCCACTTTTTATCTCCTGAATACGGCAGAATGGTTTTTTATTCGTGCTATTTGTACGCCAATAAGTAGGAGTAAATCCTGAATAATTTTTAGTAACATTGTGTAATGTAATTGAAAGATATTCAGTAAATGATCCACCTGATTGAGCATAAATTCTATGCTTTGCGTGCAATGATTGTCTTACTATATCTCCTACCTGAAGCATATAGGGAAATATATATGCTGATGCTCCCATCATTTCAGGAGTACCCCGCAAAATTTCAATAACGCGGCCAAAGGAACCTATTGGCAATGTTAGATCAGTGTAGAGATTTGAAGATTTTGGTTTTCTGATAATATACATATCATTGTTTTAATTTTTCTAGAAATTTTTCTATTGTAGATTTTCTATATTGATACAATATATTATTTTCTTTCCATTCATTATCATTTCTAATTCTATCTAATGTTCTTTTTTCGACTAAACATTGATATGGCCCTTCACATAGGCATAGTCCATTTTCAGAGCCAGTTAAACATAACATTCTACAAGAATTAGAATCTACTAATTTCCAGTCTTGTTTTGTTAGCATTTAATCCTCAGACAATTCTGGAAATACTCTTTTGCGTTTGTAATACAAATCTACTAGCCCTACTGAAATAAGGGGGAGATACTCGGAAACTCCATATTTCGTAAGTAGGGCATCTGGATTGATTGTTTTGTTCCGGCATCCTGAATTAAACCAATGATGGATTTCCTGAAGATTAGGGACTAGCCAATTCTTCTCCCATTGTAAAATTTCTTCAGGTGCAATCTGTAATTTGATTCTACTGAAATAATGAGAAGGGTCTTTTTCTACAGTCTCATTAAATCTCTTACTGAAATTGTAAGGTGATTCACCTTCTTTTGGCTTAGACTGAGGAATGCGGATGATATTCTTGTAAATATGCGTAGGAAATTTGCCTAGCATTTTGTAGACTGCCAATAGATACATATTACACTGAGTATCATACGGCAGCAAATTCTTTAGGGCATCAATATTGATTTGTTCCATACACTTATGATCGTGTATAGTGATATTTCCATTACTTTCAGTATAAGCTAAATCAATTTTACCCCTGAGAAATGTATTTACTTCTGCTCCGTTATAGCTGGAAAAGGTGTATGGGATTTTGAATTCTTTTTCAGCGAATAGCATATCTTTCTTAAAATCAGAAGCATATACCCTGAAATAAACAGGGCAAACTGCTTCAGCCATTGCATAAATTTTATCCCATTTAGCTTGTTCCGCAATATTAAATTCGCGGCAATGTTCCCTTTGTTCAGCTTCCCAAATCTCTTGATATTCCTGAATGTAAGAATGAACTAATCCTTCAGGTGGTGAAGCATTATGTTGAGTATACGCACAAGCTAATACATGGTGAACTGTATTACCAAAGTGCATATTCGCTTTATAAGAGCGAGAAGATAAACCGTCGTAATACGCCAGTTTGCATTGAACCGGACAAGCACGATATTTTCCAATTAAGGATTGTGTGATGCCGTGTTTGTAAAAGTTCCAAAAACCGGCAGTATTACGACGGATAATTTGCATAACTACTCCACAGCTAATTCACGAATACGATTCGCAACATAAGACGCATCGGAATTCAACTTAAATCCATCCGATACTTCTGAAGAAAACAATTGAACTAGTTGGCGAGCTTGCTCATGCGACATTGCGGCTTCGCCAACAGTTTTTGCAATATCAGATAGCCATTCACTATCATTTTCATAATCTTGTTTATCAAATGGGTGCATTGACTCATCTGGATTAGGAAATACCAAATGATTAACTACTTCTTCCTTATAATCTTGTTCCAAAATCCCATTTACATCACACATACAATTTCTCCCCTGAAAAGTGGTTAAAGAGAATCAACCCATAATTTACAAATTAGTTTAGCGGTTTCCCGATATGGTGTCTTTTCTTTCCAGCGTTCTTCAATGGTTTTATTGTAATTTAATACAAAACTTTCTACTCGTTGTAATGTAAATCCAAAAGAAGATAATTCTCTCCTAATAAGAAATCCATACTCAAATAAATTAAGTGGTGGAGTATATTGTGCCATTACAAAACTCCCCTTAAATACAGACCTATGCCAACACTATCCGCCGCATGAGATTCATAAGTTTTACCGATCGCTTTTAGAATACGATAATTTACTTTTGCTTTATCCATTTGTCCCTTCCATTGCTGAATAGGAACGGCATAGATATTTTTAGTGAAATTAGCGTTAATCATTTCCCATAAACGACCATAGAAGAATACTAGCTTTGCTAATGAGTCCGATTTTGCGGCTGTTCGACCCACATAAGAATCGAAATATTGTGGTTCTTCAATGAATACTGAAGAATAAATTGGCCGATCTAAGTTTGCTTCAAATACTAATTTCATAATCTTTAAATTAGTATTGCATTTTTCCATCCAATTTTTGCCAGCAGACTCAATAATTTGAGTATGGTATGGTATTTGTTCTCCAGCATAAAAGAAAGCTATTCCACTTCCCGCTGAACCAGGATCAATACAAATCATTGGTCCTCTGAATGGAAGCATATTGTCGTGGAGATTGTTAATCATAATTTAATATAAAATTCATCTAAAGGTTCAAAGTATTGTGCTGAAACAAAGGGATACTGTTTTGGGGCTTTTTCTATCATTGATTTGAAATGATCGACAGATGCCCGCAAAATTTTCCAATAAGCCCAATTACCAGTTAGGGTAAAATTATACCTACAAGATTCGATACACTGAAGGAAATGACAATTCTTGCCGAAATGAATTTCCAAATATTTAATATCTGCATCCAATTCGTAAAGATTTAATTCCGCTTTTTCTTCAGGTTCTAATAGGCGGATCATTAGTTACCCCGCGATTGTAATTGTATTTTTCCAAGAATCTACTTTAGCTGAATATTTCGTCATTTCAGAATCGGGTTGAGACTGAGATT